TCATATTAAGTTCCTATGTTAATGCTGCCGATGCTGATACCAGAATAGTGTCATTTCCACTGGCTGCAGTTACATAATAAGCCAAGTGGTATGTGCCACTTGTTGATAAGGTAGTAAGCACATCTGCATTTATGGCTACAAGTGCATTTGCAGTAATCGTATGATTACTTGCATTTACAAATTTTATGTTACCAGATTGTCCAGCAGCAGCATTACTAAATGTAATCTCTGTGTTACCACTAGTAGTGCAAGTAAAATCATTACCCACGGCTAAATCAAAAGAGCCATCGTTTTCTGCTGTAACTGTTACACCTACAGATCTACCAGTAACCTCAACATCGTTACTTACTGTAACTTTAGTTGATGCAGTCAAGTCTATTGTTGGTGCAGTGATTTCACACTCGGTATCTGCGTCAATATCTAGCTTACCATCAGAACTTGAACTTACAGACAGAGCACTATCTCTAAACATCAACTTGTTAGTTGAGTTAAGAGTTAATCCACTACCATCTGTGTGTGTCAAGGTTGTATCAGTATCTGCTCCAAATCCTAGTACAGCATCATCAGACCCTAAAGTTAAATCATCGCCAACTTTTAAATCGCCAGATACATCAACTCTTGTACTAGCATTTAAGTCTATTATTGCTTCACCATCTATTGTTAGTGTGCCATCAGCTGATTGTTGAATAAAACTAGCCACATCACCAAATGTAAGTTTGTTTGTGCCATTAAGTGTAAGTCCAGTACCATCTGTGTGTGTTAACGTAGTGTCCGTATCTGCTCCAAAACCTAGCACTGCACTATCTGACTTCAAGGTGATATCATCAGACACAATTAAATCATCATCTACTGTCAAGTCTACGGCAGCTAAATGTGCAAAAGCATCAATGACGGCAGCTCCAGAACCTGCACCATCCAAGTAAAGAACTTTTGCAGTGCCAGGTGCTATTGTGACATTTCCACCAGATCCTTGAGATATGATAATATTCTGTGATCCACTAGTTCCATTTTCTATTATGTGAACTCTTTTCATAGTGTTTGGAGATATAGTAATAGTACAAGCAGAATCTAAGGTTCCTGTGTATTTAATGAACATTGCTCTGCCTGCATCACTAGAGGCATCTGCCACCGTGGTGTCATGTGTGTCAGCGTTAGTCGTTATTGCCTCTGTGCCGAAACCTAGTGCTTCACCTATAAGTTCTAAGTTTGTGTTAGTTTTAGTACCCCAAGTTCCTGACTGTTCGCCAGTATTCATCTCTTCGAGTCTTAAGTTGTTTATAAATGTACTTGCCATTATGCGACCTCTTGCCAGTTAGCTGTTTGATTTGGAACTATTAAACTATATACTAATTCCTCTCCAGTGCCACCAGTAGCACTAACTCCCGTTAACGATACCACACATTGTGGTACTGTGACAACACTCTTCTGCTGTGCCTGCAAAGCAGGTAATCTATCATTATAATCAGAAGGAACTACTTCTACTGTTGTAACAATAGAAAAATTAGGGCCTAGTGCACTTGTCATTGCAAGGCTTACTGGAGTGTTAGCAGAAACGGGTGCTCCAGTCGTTGTTACTACGTTAGGAATACCAAGGGTGTTTGCTTGATAACCCATAAGAGCATGATTATAACATTGGTAATGTATTGTAGGTGCTCCGTCTGGGACAGTTATTTCTACATATCTAGTCGTGCCTGCATTAAAAGTAGTAGTATCTACGTAAGATGATTGAGATACAGAAGAACCATCTATGTTATAACTTACACCACTTGTGTATGTTGTATTTTTCCCACTATCTTCATAAAGATTGATTGGATGACCATCATTACTACTATCACTTTGATCGAATCTATATGTGTTGCCTTCATACATAGTTAAAGTAACATCGGCAGTAGCAGTTGACCCACCAATAGCATACTTGTTTGTTGATCCTTGATTATAATATGGATGATTGGAAGGATTGCCAGAAACGACAGTAACAGTAAATGTAGCTGTACTAGCACCAGTTTGACTTATGGCAGTAGTTGCAGATAAGCCAGTAACACTTGCAGTAATACTTGGCACACCAACTACAGAATTTACAGAAGCTGTTGCCTGTATTTCTGGTATACCATCACTAGTATCGTTAGTGACTTCTACATTAATATGTTGATTCCAAGGACCTTGACCCCATGTCCCTCTACCCCAACCTTGTAAGGTAGTGTTTGACAATTTAGGCTATCCTTATGATCGCATTACTTGCATCAGCAGTTGGAAACTGAATAGTAAATGTACCAGATGTTGATGTTTTGTTTGATACAAAATCTAAAACACATACTGCTGGATTACCTGAAGCAGAATCATTATAAATCAAAGCACCCATAGCTGTAATTGTTGCTGTTGTAAAACTTAAATCAGCAAAATCTGTTAAAGCAGTTGTTCCAGAAGTACTTGGATCTACTCTTGTTAAAAGTCCACCACCAGTTGAATATGTGCCACTAGAAGTAACCTCACCCGTTGTAACTAATGCAGTTGTTGTAGCTCCTAGTGTTGCAGTTGTTGATCCTTTAGCTCCAGTGCCTTCTGCAAAAAGTGCTAATCTAAAATCATTACCACCAGAATTTTTAAAATTGTGTACACCTTCTAATAGCTCTTTTTTGAAGGAAGTGCACATCGCTTGTGTTATAGCCATATTAGAGTCTCCTTATATACTCAGCCGTTTCCTTTTGACCACTTGATCGTAAGGCTTGAATGATAGTACCTCTTTCTTCTCTTCTTGCCAAGAGTAAATAATGATGCAGAACAATTTTCAAATGTTCTTTAAATATTTTTGCTTGTTGTCTTACATGAGGGGGTGCTTGATCTGATATACTTGCTATTTTATCTACAGCCAGATCTGCTATTTGTTCATTTGTTAATCCACCTTGATGTGATGTTTTTACGTTCACACTTCCTACTGTACCTGAACTTAAATCAAACATTCTTTTTCTCCTCGTAAGTAACTCCAGGTATATCCTCTCTACCAATTAAATTAGGCGTTGCATCTAAAGGTTCTGGAGGTTCTAGTTTTGATTTTTTAGTAATTAACATTTCGCCTTGTGTAGTTGTAGAAACTAAAGGGTCATCTAATCTATGATAACCGTATAGTTTTTGATCTTCTGAAACATTAGTGTCTAGTAAAGAAGAACTGTTTGCTATGTGAAGTTTTATTCCTTTAGACACCGCTATGGCTAACCAAAACTCACAACATGCTCTACCCGCTTCTGCAAAATTAATTGCTTTGTGTGTAAAATCTATACCAAACAAATGCAAGTCAGATACTTCTTCTGCTATTGCATAGGCAAGTGCATAAGCAACAGTATTGTTTAAATAAGCATACTTAGTTTTCTGTAAAACATCCTGTAATGGATACTCTACAACATCTGGACATCTTTTGTCCAAAACACATGAAAAAATAGGCACATTGATTTTTGTTTTTAATCTGTCTGCCATTATATTCGTTTGCTTTCCAGCATTAGGCGTGTCAAGAAATCTTGAAGGTGGATCCATCATAAAGCATTTGTCGTGATAAATGACTCCAGACATAGAGTTTATCGCCCAAACTTCATCAAATTTTTCGCTTCTAATTTTAGCTAATATATATTCTGAAAAACTATTGCCTAAACCGACTATAGCTATACTTTTATTTTTCATATAAGACATTATAAGTTTTATCTTATAGAAGTCAAGATTTAGGAACTCTAACTAATCCATCTCTGTAAGAGTCTGAGTAGTTTCTACCCTCTGCGTATGTCTTGAGTCTACTCAAGGCTTCTGTATATCTGGTGTTATATAGTTGTATAAGATCTGCTTCACCTTTCATAAAAGTATATGCCTCAACAAGAGAAGCATACAATAAGGCATCTGGTGCATTTGTGCTTATCCATGTTGTTCCCGAATCATCTGTCGTAAGTGATGCTGGTCTGTAGTAATAATGCAACTCCACTGTAAAACTACTATTAGGTGTTGGTGCTACAATAAAAGTATCCACATCAAACTGTGCGTAGTAAATAGGTAATCCAGTAGTGGCTGGATTTGGTGTATATTGTTGTATGAAGTTTACATCTTTTTGCAAAAGAAAAACATTCTCGCTACTGGCGTTAACGAATGACAAAGAATGAGTTGCCAAATAATCAGATGGTTTTTCTAAAAACTTATTACCACTTGTCATGGTTCCAGTAACATTTTTTCTAAAATAGTCTAGATCTACTGATTTAAATATTCTTTCTTCTGCGTTTTGTATAAAGAAAGGTATTTCCGCTACAAATGTAGACTCATCATTTTCTGTCCATTCTTGTATAGATGCAGTTAATGTTGTTAAAGTAAAACTCATGTTGTGCTCACTGTTACTGTTCCAAGACTAGTCGTAGCCGTAAACGGTGTCATTTTTTGTCCTATTATACCATCTCCCGTATTTGTGTACACTATAAATGCAGTTAAGTCTGTGTCTTGATTAGGTCTTGGCTCATACAAAGCTGTTGGGTCTGGGCCTGGATAATTAGGTTCTAGTTGAGGATGTTTGGCTTCATACTCATCTGGACCTACTTTAAGTCCGTTCCATTCTTTTCGCATTTCTCGCAAACGATAACGAAACCCAGATCTATCTGAATATCCCCATGCGTATCTTCCACTTGCGTATCTAGCCATTAATACCTCAAGTATGAAATGTCAGGTGTTAACTTAAGAGGTGTGCTACTTGCATCCTCTGCTGCGGCTCTTTGAAACTCTTCTTCATATATGCTTTTTAGTATTTGTATTCTCTCGGGTGCTTTTTTTATAGCTATGTAATAAGCAAGTCCCGCTGCCATGCATGGTAAGAATCTAAAAGGTGCATCAGTTGTATTAACTAAAGTATCTGCATCTTCTATTCGTCTCACATAATAAAAAACTAAAGTATAAGAAGTATCTGGAGTTGACCACAATGTAATTGTAGGATTTATTTGTCTATCAAAAAAATACTGACTCGGTTGTCCAGAGTTGTCTTTATTAGGTATTCTTAAATACTCACTACGGCTCATTTGAGTTAAAGTAAAATCTGTTCCAGAACTATTTCTTAAAACAACTTCTAACAAGTCTACAACCGTAGCATCTAAGAGAGTATAAGAAGCAGTTCCAGAAGTCACCGCCACAGTTGATTGCTTAACTGTCCAAAGATTTAATCCTCTGTTTGCCCAGTCAGCAAACATAAGATTTAAAGAACGTCTAGCAGTTCTGGCATCGTAACCAGTTCTCATCTCCAAGCCACATCTTTCGTATGCCTCTTCAATAAGTTCTGCTACATCTAAATTAAAATCTCTTGAGCTTGAAGTTGTCATTTTTTCTTCTTTCTTCTCAATGCTTTAACTCTTCTAGGCTTACCTGCTGGTTGTCCTAATCTTTTCTTCTGTGCTATCCTACTACTTTTTTCTTTTGCTGTCATCTCTGAAGCTGTTTTCGGTGTTTTGCTAGAAATACGTTTTGTTGGTCTACAGTAAGGTGTACCTCTTTTTTCTCCTTTTTGTCTTCCACACTTTTTTCCAGTTCTTTGATCTTTCCAATCTTCTTTGAACCATCTTTTAAGTGCTAAACCAGCTTTTGTTTTTCTAACTGCCATTATGCGTACTTTGTCTTTTTTCTTCTGCCTGCCATTATAGCACCACAACCTCGTGCTATGTTAGGATTACTTGACTTTCGTTTGGTCATTCTTACGACTTTGCCCTCTTTGGCTTTCATTGACTGCTCTCTGTCAACTCTCTTTATAGCCGCCATCAAACCACCCTCGGCTTTTTTCTTCTTCTTTTTACCACCAGTTCCGTAGTTTGCAGCGCCAACTTTTCTACATTTTGCGATGGCACCTGAGGCATAGGCGGAAGGAAATACTTTATATCTGGCTTTTACTTTGTGATAACATGCGTCTTTTGGCATTATGCTCTCCTTTTTTTATTACAAATACATGACCATTTTTTATGTCTACAGTACACACAGTATTTAACTGGACTACCTCTTACCACTTCTCCTTTTTTTAGAGGCACAATGTGCTCTTTCAGAAAACCCTCTAGGTCTTGAGCAATCGATTTTTCTCTTCCTCTTGGCACTCCACTTTTTACCTCCAGGTTTGGAAATTTGTTTTGACATTGAACCCCGCGAGATCGCCATCATCTTTCCTCTTTACAAATTCTGTCCATAAAACCTTTATCATCTCGTTGTTTTCTTTTACTTTAACTTCCGTAATTGCAGTTCTTTTGTCAACCTCTACAAGCGTAGAGGTAGTCCAAAGAAAAAAAGAGGCAGTTACAGCACCTACAACACCACTAATAATATTTTTCAAAGTTAACACTTCCATCTTCTTCTTGCCTGTCTCAAACGACTATTAGGGTTTTTAGCTGCTTTTGGAAACTTTTTCATTTGGCCTGCACTTCTAGCACAGAATGACTTACGTCTTTTAGCTGCCTTACTCCCAGGTTTAACTTTACCAGTAACAGCAGTTTTTAACTTACTGCCTGGGTTTTCTCTCCTATAACGAGCAACACCCGCTTTAGTCATTCCCGCTCCAGACTTAGTGGAGCGGAAATATTTTTTAGTTTTAGGTGGTTGTTTGTCTGGTTTTCTAGCCATTCAACCCTCTATGCGTAGAACACCGTGATATTATCTGCGACATCTACTGTGTATTTAATAGAAGCTCCACTATCAAACAAAACACCTTGAGATGGAACTGTCCTATCTACAGTGTCGTTTGCAGTGCCTATCGTTCTAGACTTAAACAATGTTGTACCACTTTCTGGAGATCCGTTTATAAACTCTACGTCTCCTGCTGTACCGCCAGATACTACTGCAAAACCTTTTATCCTAATTCGGTTAGCACCCTCTACGGCTTGAGCACATATAGAACCCGAACCGACAGATACGTTTGCAGCATACTGTGCTGAACAAGTAGCCGAAGTGATTGTTAAGAACAAGCTAGAACCCGCCACTGTTTCTGCTGAACCAGTAGAAGTAATAACCTCTGTTAAGGAGTCACCAAAAACATCCGTGCCAACAACTGTTACTGTCTTTGCATTATCTCCAGTTCCAGTTGTTGTTACTGTGACATTTCTTGCCGTACCATTCGCATGTGTAGTGTTAGCTAAAGTAAAAGCGGCAGTTGGTCTAGCGGCAGCTGCTATTCTTGTTGTACTCGCAGCGTT